TTCTTGATTGTATCCCAATTGCCAGTGAAGTTACAAAGTTATCAGCACTGTGTAAGTATTGTCGACATGAGACCCCTGGTCCATTTACAAAAAGAATTGTAGAAGACCGAGAACTCGAACTCATCGGTGGAAGTGATATGTATGTCGCTGTATGTCAGAAACATCTATGAACATCCAGAATCAAAACAACCCGCCTACCGTCACCCGTCTTGGTAAGTTCGTGGTACCGTGCGTGATCAAAGAGGTACTCTTCGCCTTCCCTGTGTACGTGGGGTCCCTTCTCAGTATAGAGTGTACAGTCACCTCCACCCTCTATAGTAAGATGATACCGAAGTAGGAGGTTTGTTTCTGCACGATGTGGTGCGATAGTCATTGGTCCTTCAACAACTGCGAAAAGTGCATTCTCTTTGTTTATACAAGGAATCTGGTCAATGAGACTTTTTAAATGTGGGAAACTTTCAGCTTTGTAGAAATAGTACCTCTCATTCTTCTCAAACCATGGATCGAGATCATGGAAGTATTGTTTCTCAAGTTTCTTGGAAACTTTTCCAAACTCTTTTTGAATCTTTCGAAAATGAAACTTTATGAGCCATAGACCTGGATGATCTAGAACCCTATAGTTTGAAAATCCAGTAAGTATGTCAATGATCGTGTTTCGCATACCCACCAGGGGTCGTCGCGGGTTCTGGAAATACAGGCGGTCGATGGGTGCCTTCAGATAATCATGAAGAACCAACCCTACAGGAACCAATACCAGTGGCCACATTATTTTCTCTGTAGATAATAAAAATGCCCGGATACGGTGGACCAATGGAAACTTATGCCCCCGCCCCTGTCAAAGAAGTCGAGACTGTCGAGAAGCGCTTCGTGATGCCCAAGATGCCCGCTCTCACTGTTGTTCAGATTATGCTCGTCGCCACTATCGCTCTTTACGCCTACAGCGCCCGTAAGATGAACGGTGTCGTCGTCTCCACCCTCGCGCTCACTGTGGCCCTCCTCCACGTGTACGACCACATGTACCGTGTGAAGCGTGGCCCTGAGCAGCTTTTCTTCCTCCCCAAGAAGGAGGCTTACGGCTGCATGGCGTGCAAAAAATAAATACTCATAAAAGATAAGTATGCGCGTCAAGATTATAAAGAGTCAGGGCTGTCTTAGAAGACGGCAGGACTGTTGACTTTGGTGCCAGTGGATATTCAGACTACACCAAACACAAGAATCCTTCACGTATGCGTTCCTACGTACTCAGACACGGTGGTCGAGTACCCAAGAGGACAATAGCAGAGAGAGATCCAGTACGGATACATAAAATGATGCTCAATGTGACATCGAGTGATAAAGAAGATTGGAAGATGAGCGGTATCGACAGGGCTGGTTTTTGGTCCCGTTGGTACCTCTGGGGTCATCCATCGTATGAAGGTGCTAAAAAAATCATCACCAAGAAGTTTGGGGTTACTTTTGACAAAAGTTCTTAGCCGTTATTTCAACGTACGGATACGCATCTCTTAGTGATTCTTTCGTTGTTTCTTCTAATATAGTTCCGGGTTTAATCATACCCCTAGTCGTCAGTATTTTATCATTATTGTCATAGGGAGGACGTGTTCTACCAGATCTAATAGTATCAGCAGCAGCACAAAATGCTGTAACTCCATCTGGGTTAGATTTACGAATCTCATCCACTACTAATTGTTTTTCTTTGTCTGTTTTCTTATCAGCACTTTTCTGATAGTAATCAACGATAAATGGTTTCTGTTTCGTGAGATCATCAACCCCCGTTACTTTCCTGAAATGTGGCCCTGTTTTGGGAATAAGACCAGCGAAGAAGGCGGCGGCTGAAGAGGACGATGAACAGCAAGAACAACAACACATCATCAAAAGTATTGTACTGAATTTCAACTTCATATACTTTTACCGCTTATTTAATTTTGCGAGTTCCAAAGCACGTTTCACGAACGCCTTATCCCGTTTAATCTTAGGATCCGCGGCGATAAGACGCAACAACGTGGCAGTAGGAATCTTGGGGGTGTTTCCCGTTGGTTTGGGCATCTTCTTCAACTTTTTCTTCGCTTCCTGAAGTTGTTTCACACCTGGCATTTATTATGAGCGGAGACCTTTTTTCGCGAGAGTCGCCTTGAGCTCAGCCATGAGTTTGGCACGCTTATTGTTTAGCACGGGTTTCCTAGGTGGAGGAGGAGGGGGTGGGGGTGGAACACGAGCACCTTGAGGCCTAGGAGCAACTACGGTTTGACAGATACGAATAACTTTTTGGGCGTTCTTCACACTGTTCTCAAAGTTCATAGTAATCTTGGAGCGAAGTTCTCTCGCGGTAAGTTTCACACGCTTTCCGTCGACTGTCTTAGTGACACGGAGACCCAGCTTCTTAGCTTTATTTTTCAAGTCCTTGTACTGCATATATTAGTACATAAGAAAATCATAAAATGTCTTGATGTCTCCATCATTAATCAACTGGACAAATTCCTGATCATTTTTCGAGAACATAAGTGGATTTGGTGACGCCATCGTTTTCACTCTTCTTAATGAGCAATTGTCTTTTTATAAACTTTTCTAAATCAGTTTGAGGATTGACACCTATCTTTGTATCGCACCTGAGATACTCCATCAAGTCACGAACACCGTGTGCGACCAGTTTCACAAAACTGCGTTTCTCTGGTGTCATACTTACAATGTATAAAGATAAATTGTGAAATTAGGGTAAGATGGGTGATGTACATGAACTTAAAATACTTATTCATAAGGTTCTACTACCAAGGATTAGACAACTTGAGGAAGAGGTTTCATCATTGAGAAAACACACTTGGCCATATGTCCAAAGTAATCGTGAGAAACATCAACTTGACGACATCGAGGTGAAGAAGGACTTTTTCAAACATCTCGATGAAGATACGATTAAGGAACTTTTACTTGAAAAGGCGAAACTGACGAGAACACCAGGCTTTCACAGGAGAGAATATGATCTTACAAATAATTTTTGTTGACGTACTATAAATGGCGATGTTCCTAACAATGATTCCGGGTCTTAAATTCCCAGACCTCCCATTTATTCCCAGTTTTATGAAAAAAAGTGACAAACCTATGGATACGAAGTGGCTCGCTGCCTTGATTTGTGTGGAATCTTATGTTCCATGCTTGTGGTGTACGGTGTTATGAAGATGCCATTCAAGACACCACCAATGCTCGCAGCTGCGTGTATATGTTCGTCTTGTTGCAGTTCATCGACTTCACGCGTTGTAACTGATGTTAAAAAGCGCATTTAGAAAAAGTCGTCTGTCCTGTACATATTCACTGCGAATGAACCAGTCTTACCAGTCACCGTGACTGTTTCATTTCCGTATAACTCTTGACATCCAATATCCTCGATACAGTCACGACCATTGTGACTCACTGGAATGGGGTACAGATTTTCACCACCAGTGGTTGTGTAATAATGGTAACGATCGCGACGACCACGAACTTCCTTACCGTAAAGAGGCATAGTCTCACCGGACCCAGTGAGTATACCCATCTGCTGCATACGACCAGGTTTGTATTTCTTGATAGGTGGTCCTCTGAACTCAGGTTCGCGTCGAATCTCCTGAGAAGGTAAAGGCCTTTGAGGTACCATCATCGTAGGAACTTTGACTGGGACCTTGACAACCCGGGGATTTTGGATGAGATACATAATGACCACGACCAACGCGACAAGGATCACCCATAACAGTTGAGTCTTTGTCTTGTTCTTCATTTACTATAGTTAAGGAAAATCTTTCACTTAGAGACATGAAGGTGTTGGCGATTGACATTGGTTATCACAACATGGGTCTTGTCTTAGCAGAGTCGAGCGCAGGTCCAAAAATTGATGTAGAATTTATAAAGAAGGTAAGTCTCGAAGACTATAAATACATCCACTCAAATGATTTCGTAGACACCATTCCTTTATTTGTAGAAGATCACCGACACCTATTCGACAAAGCTGAAAAAATCCTCATAGAGAGGCAACCTCCCGGGGGGTTCCAGAACATCGAGATACTTCTACATTACATGTTCAAAGATAAGGTTTCTTTGGTTTCACCTGTGAGCATTTTGGTATGAGACATCTAGACTATGACCAAAGAAAGGAAAGAACTGTCTCCATCGCCGAGAAATATATCGATGGAGACATCCCCTATGAGAGAAAACACGACATCGCTGATGCGTTATGTATGATCGTGTACCACAATTTTAAGAGTTGCGTACACTTCTTTGATCAATTCAAGTTCTCTCCTCGTGCAAAATCTTGAGCATGTTCACGACAGTTTCAAACATGTCAAAAACTTCACTCGGGTTTCGTCTTTCGACAGCATCTTCAAGTTTTTTGATGTTATACTCAAATGATTTCTTTTCCTTTGCAATATCACCCATCTTGGCTGTCAAAGCCGCAACCTTGTCATCGATGAATCGTGTGGTTTTTTCAATGGTTGTATCCAGCTTCTCAATTTCTTGGAGGTACATTTTTTTGTGTCTATCGAGAATACCCCTTTTTACTTCAGATTCGCTGCGCTCAATCTGAGCATCGAGGCGCTCAATCTTCTCCTCAAATGTTTCAATGTTGGCTACATATTCAGACTGGTAGATCTCCTTAGCATTTTTCAAACGATTAATCTCGTTGCGAAACTTTGTGTCCATGACTATTTTACCTTAGCTTCATAACTTTAAGTGTTTGGTTCAAATCCTTTGTGAATTCTTTAAAATGACCAAGTCGATACTGTACAAATGCCCAAAGTGCGAAGAAGAGGGTCTTAGTCAACTTGTTCACTTCATTGTCTTCCATCTTGTAAATTGGTCCAACTAGGCGTCCCATGAATGTTTCATCTTTGTGTTTACCGGTCATGAACATCTCAGCTTGCGTGAGTGCGCATGTATCATCGTTCACTGACCAGTGATAAAATAAGAATGGAATATTATGTTCATCTATTATAAGATGTCAGAAGAAATTAATATGGAAGATATGTGGAATGAATATCATGAAAATATCTTGCGTCAATGGGGTGAAGCTGCTGCTTGCTACAGGTACATGCATCATCGCTCCTTCCTGATGTACAAGAAGTTGAGTCTGCGTTTCAATTTACCAGTCATTGTCCTGTCGACCATTACTGGTACCGCGAACTTTGCTCAGACAACTTTACCTGCAAGTATACAACCAGCAGCGCCATCCATCATCGGTGGCCTTAACTTAGTGGCGGGTCTCATCGCGACGATCATGCAGTTCCTTAAGGTGAATGAACTGATGGAGAATCACAGAACATCTGCGTTAGGTCATGGAAGCCTTTCCAGAAATATCAGACTTCAATTGGCTCTGCCACGTGAAGAACGTAAAAAGGAGGGTCTTAAATTCGTGGAAGAATGTAAGGCTACATACGACAGTCTTTTGGAACAATGTCCTGCTATTCCCAAAAAGATTTTAATGAATTTCGAAAAAGAGTATCCAATTGATGGCGTTTTTACGAAACCAGAAATACTATCTGTGCGTCCCATACCTGGTATTAAGCTCCCTAAAACAGTGGAGCCTATTCGAGCCATCACGAAGGACACCGTGTTTGAGAGGGTTGGTGATTTCCTGGCACCTAAAGAGGAGGAGTATGGGGAAGAGGAAGAGGAAGAGGAAGATGTGGAAGAAGGGACAGACGTCGAGCAAGGTATACCAAAAGAATAAACATTAACAACGTATGGTAAAATTTTTCTTTTTAAAGGTTCTACGACACGTTTATGAAGTGCGTCATTCCCGAGCACCAAATCTATGGCCTGATTAGTAAGATCGTCAATGGATTCTTTCATTAAAATAGTTGAACAAAAAAAGGATCCCGTTGTTTCCACAGTACATCAGAGGCATATTGATCTAATTCGTCGGTACATTCGTGAGCGTAAAAATGTATTCATCTGTGGCGCTTCCGGTGTTGGAAAGTCTTATATTCTAAAGGCTGTTCTTGAGGGTCTTAATCATGTTGAACTTCAATCTGAACATATCAAGAGTAAGTCCCCATTTCTCCAATTCATAAGACCATCCACGAAACATGTATTCATCGAAGACTATGACCCCGTTTTCAAACCCATCGTCGAGAAGGTTGCAGATGGTGATCGAATCTCACGGGGATGTCTTTTGGTGACTACGACAAGTATGTGTATGTATCCAAATTTCGAAACAGTATTCATCCCAAAACATAAACCGGAAGTTCTAAAAACTTTGACGGACAAGGTTGGTATTGACGTGGATAATGCTGCAATACGAGCACAGGGAAATATACGGAATTTTTTTACATATCTTGATGGTTACGATGAAATCGATGATTTTGGAAGTCCAAAAGATTTTATCAATGGAATCTTATCGGATCCGAGTCCAATAGAAATTTACGATCGCCTTTCTGAACATGGACACATTTGGGACATTTTTCAAGAAAATTATCTAAACTCTGAAGGTGTTGATTTCATAAAAGCGTCCCATTCATTTTCCGAGGCTGACATGTACGATACATACATGTATTCTCAAGGTGAGTGGAATCTAATGCCGTATTTTGTATTACACGCCTTAACAATACCCAAAACCACTTTGGGTCAGCCAATCGCTAAAGATAAGATTCGACCAGGGAGTTGTTGGACGAAATTCGGAAACTATAAGATGCGTAAACACAAATTTGACGAAATTAAGAAAAAGTCAAGAATGGGGTTGGGTATAGAGGAATTGTGCCTGTTAAAGAAATATGCAGAAAATGGAGACTTAGAACCATTGGTCCCCAGGATTTTGATGTCATCAATCATCTCGCTGTTGGAAATGGCTTAAAATCGAGGGACGTCACAAGAGTAAAGAAAGCATTGAAGAATGTCTACGAAAGATGAAGAACCTGAATCCGAAGAATGTGTTAAGGTTATCGGAAACGAGATTCTTTTCTTAAGAAGTTGGAGATTGAACTTCTTAAAAAGAAAGCTGAACTCTTTGGGTACGAACCCTTGATCAGGGTTCACATCATGAGTGAAGGCGGAGACATTTTTGCTGGTATGAATATGATGAATGTCCTTGAAACTTCGCGTGTCAAGATTCATACCATCGCCCAAGGTTCCTGTTGTAGTGCAGCTACATTCATGCTTCTTGGGGCATACGTTCTCATTCACCAAATTTCTACCGAGATGTGGGGTAATTTTCAAGAACTTAAACATGAGCTGAAATCAACGGATAAGTTTATGAGAATGTTGAAGAAGATGTATCTCGAAAAGACTCAGATTCCTGATAAGATGCTCAAGAAGTTGATGAAGAAGGATATTTACCTTTCCCCAAAAGATTGTCTCAAGTATGGAATCGTTCACGCGCTTGAGTAATACCAACTGAGCGTTTATACATCGCTAATATACATACAATTATAAGAATAACACAAAACGTATTCAAATTCATTTCTACTGTTTTGCTTTCTGGAGGCCTAAGTCGTTCCATTCTGCCATAATTTATAACGGGTAATTCTGACATCTATTTAAAGTTGAGAATTTAATTATCCGCATAATGGAACGCCTTATCAGACAAGATAAACACGGCAACGACCGCTACATTGACATCAAAGTTGAGGATTTGGGAGATGGGACTGCGGACATCGTGAAGATATCTGGTGTTGTGGGAAATGAAAAGTTTTCCGAGTCGCGAACAAATGTCAAGACTGGTTACGAAAAGGCTCTCAAGAGAGCCCAAACCATGTGGAACAATGAGCATACAAAGTGTAACCGGGTGTTGCCCATGCTCGCCAACAAGTGGGAAAACGCCTACTTGTCTCGAAGGATGGGGGTATCTCGAGGACGGGTAAGGTTGTACCCGGAACCGAAATTCTCGGTAAGGGTCTCGAGGAAGGTCAATATGTCGACGGTGAAGCGTTTGACCCTAACCTCAACTTTGAAGAACTGACGAGCACTTTCAAGACTGACCCCCTAAAGCTCAAGTTCTATGTGTTCGACTTCTTTGATTTGAAGAAGCTTGACATGACCTTTGAAGAACGCTGGGAAAAGGTTAAATCTCTCAAGAACTCTCACTATGAATATGTGGAGACGACACTTGTCATGTTGCGGGACCACCTTCCGATGATGCATGAGAAGCATGTCAAGGAGGGTCACGAGGGTACAATGATCCGTGACATGGCCAGTGTGTATGAAGTGGGTCAGCGAAGCAACTATCTCCTCAAGCACAAAGATTTCCAGACTGAGGAGTATCCCATCGTGGATGTTAAGGAGGGCTCTGGGCGTGAAGAGGGTACCGCAATCTGGGTGTGTAAAGTGGGAGAACAGCACTTCTCTGTGAGACCTGAAGGCACCATCGAAGTGCGCAAAAAATTCCTCGAAGAGAAGGATAAGTACATCGGGAAACAGTTGACGGTTCGTTTTCAGAATCTCACCGCCCTTGGTGTCCCCCGTTTTCCCGTTGGTGTAGTAGTTAGAGATTATGAGTGAT